TACTTTGCTATGAAATTAATTACATAACTGGAGAATTAAGGACAGATTGTTTTGAAAAAACGAGAAGAGAAGCAGAAGCCAGAATGGGATTGGAATGCAATCGGAGCGGACTTCGAACTGTTTCCTCAAAAGAATTACTTAGCAAAATTAAGGGCAATATGGAGGAGGATTTACAAACATGACGAATTGTGATAACGAAAAGGCTTATATAAGCAAGGGCAACGAATCAGCCCAAGATCTGCTTAATCACCTAAAAAAAATTAACTTAAAAAAAGCAACGGACTGCAAGCAACCAGTTAGCCAGGCTAATATAAGACAGCCAGATCTAAGCAAGACATTGCAAGACACAGTTAAGCATATGAATGCTTATTATGTCGTAGCAAAAGACAAGAGCCAAAAGAATGGCTATGTCGAAAACATGACACATAAGAAGCTAACAAGAGCCAGCAGTAGCATGTCCAGAGATGCCTGGAAGGATCTAGCACTGCGAGTTAGCAATATGGACTACAATCAAAAGCAAGAATGGATCAAACATGCAGAGTATTAAAGAGCATGAAATAGATCTAATACTGAACAATGGCATATCGCATCTTGATAACCTATTAGCGGAAGCATGCGAGACTGAAAAGATGATGCCTTCTGTGAGGGTAAAACAAAGGCTAACACATTGGATGGACTACAAGACAGAATGGACTGCTTATGGCTATGGCAAAGGCAAGTCACGACTTCCAAAACCAACGCCAAAACAAATTGACCGATACGATCTTGTCATAGAATTGCTAAGTGAATATTGCACACTTGAAGAGAGACAGCTTATCTGGGCTGTCAATCATAGCGGAGCATTTCGTGACAGAGGACCACAATGGTCCAAGATTGGTAAGATCTTGCACATCAATTACAGGACTGTGAAGAGACGCTACATGGATGCGATCTACAAGCTCTGGTACACACTGAAGCCGAACACACAAAATATTGACTATAAAGTGTTGCCAATGCCGTCAAATTCGCTTAATAATAGATAACCTAGAGCATTTTTGTGCGCACCTTATTTCACAAATAAATCAAAAAAATATCATCTCCTCCCCTGTAGCTAGTAGACTCATCGGCAGTCCTTTGCCTTGTCTCGCTCTAGGACTAGCCAAGAGGAGAATAGGAGACAACCATGAGAGGACTTAAAGACAAATTTGACTATGCATTACTGGGCTATTTCGAAGGGCTAACTACACCAGGCTTATATAAGCTTCTGGGCATTACATTAGCCGTAGCAATAGTGTTGTTCTTGCTATGAGCTTATACAAGAACATGAATGCTCGTAAGAAGGCTGGAACAAGTCGGAGCAAGAAGAATAGCACTGTATCTGATAAATCGTATGCCAACATGAAAGCTGGCTTCCCCAAGAAGAAGAAGAAAACATTAGTAGGTTAAATGGCTAAAGCAAGAGTTAACAAGACAACATTTAAAGAGATCTTAGATCGCATCATAGATGGTGAGAGTCTAAGACAGATCTGTACTGACGATGGCATGCCTTCGGACAGGACTGTTCTACGCCATGTGCAAGACAGTGACGATAACTTTGAAGAGTATATGAAGGCTAGAGCATTACAAGCTGAGAAGATCTCAGACCAACTGTTAGACATGTGGAATGAGAGCTATCCAATAGATGTTAAAGAGAAGCATACAGAGATATTAAGAAGGGATAAGATGTCCTATTGGCTTGATAAAAGAAGGACTCAACTACAGCCACGAGGATCTTTACGCAACAAGGTAGAGGACAAGCAAGACAGTGGTGAGATAACTATTCGATGGGGCAATGAAGATGGGTAAGCTCAACATGAATAATCTATTACCACCAGGTCTCAAGCCAACAACAGATCAAAGCAATAAGAAGAAGCAAGGACCAGTAGACCTAGGCGGAAGACCAAGCAAGTATGGATATGCTAGACCAAGGGATACATTACTGTAGGTGGCTATGATGGTTATGCAATGCGGTGCGTGTCGGCTTTCTATGCGCGCATGCGATTGCTGACAGATCTGAGGGGTATGGTTCCCCTTAATATTGGCAGATCTGTGGGAATAAAATGATCGTGACTCCATTCACGACTCCAAACCTACGAAAAACCTAAGGCGTACCCCCAAAGATGAAGGCGGAGAGCTGTATATCGTATTACACCCATCGAGGAGACACACACATTGACTGAGGTTATCATACCCTATACTCCCAGACCTTTGCAGAATGATCTGCACACGGAGTTAGACAATCATAGATGGGCTGTAATAGTTTGCCATAGAAGATTCGGCAAGACTGTTATGGCTATAAATCATTTACTACGAGCAAGTATTCTTAGCGATAAAAAAAATCCAAGATTTGCCTATGTAGCTCCCACATACCGACAAGCTAAATCGGTGGCATGGGATTATATAAAACAATTTACAAGTAAGATTCCGAATATAAAATTTAATGAAACAGAATTGCGATGTGATCTTCCGAATGGAGCGAGAATAACTCTCCTAGGATCGGAAAATCCAGACAGTCTTAGAGGTATATATTTAGATGGTTGTGTTATCGATGAGGTCGCTGACATGCCAGAGAGTGTCTTTCCAGAAGTAATAAGACCAGCTCTATCGGATAGAAAAGGGTTTTGTTATTTCATTGGAACTCCTAAAGGACATAATATGTTTTATGATCTTTATGAGAATGGAGAAATACAGCCTGAGTGGTATACGGCTTTGTATAAGGCTAGTGAAACAAATATATTAGATGAAGAGGAATTACGCCAGGCAGCACAAACCATGTCTCCAGATCAATACAATCAGGAGTTTGAGTGTAGCTGGGTAGCCAATATTCCAGGATCTATTTTTGGATCCGAGATGGAACAGTTACAAGAAGATGGAAAAATTACAACATGCCCTTACGATCCTTCTCTTAGGGTTGATACCTACTGGGATCTTGGTCTTAACGATAGCACTGCCATATGGTTTGCACAAACATCCAGAGGTGGGGCTGTATCTGTTATTGATTATTATGAAGTAAGAAACGAAGGGCTTCCGCATTTTGTTGGTGTCCTGGAAGATAAAGAATATTTATACGGCACACACAATGCACCACATGATATTGAGGTCCGTGAACTTGGTACAGGAAGATCCAGAAGAGAAGTAGCTTATGATCTTGGAATTAATTTTAGGGTTGTTCCGAAATTGCCAATAGAGGATGGCATTCATGCTGTGAAGATGATGCTTCCCAGGTGCATGTTCGATGTCAAAAATTGCAAAGATGGTATCGAAGCTCTTCGGCATTATCACCGAGCTTACAATGAGAGGACCAGATCTTTCCGAGCCACGCCAGTCCACGATTGGACCAGCCACGGAGCGGATGCATTTCGGTATATGGCAGTCGGTTTAAAACAACAACAAGTCCAGCAAGCTCCACAAAGTTTTGCTGATAATAAATGGGATCCGTTGGGATCTGATAAAAGGATGAAAGCAATTGGCTAAAACAAAGAAAGTATATGTTCCTGTAGAAACACAGAAAGAAACAACACAAGACAATCTTTTAGAGACAGAACCAGTAGCACCTTCCGTAGATCCATATACAACGGCATATTCTGAAAAGAAATCTTTCACAGATCCAACAACTGGTCAAAGTATTATGTTGAATCCTGGGGAGCCTATTGATCCAACTATGATCAATGAAGGTGAAACTATTATTCCTGATGCAGTTATTATTCGTAAAGACCTAGTACAGAAAACAAAAGAAATGCTGATGAGACGGTTTTCTAGGAAGAGTACAATTGTCACTGGTCCAATGGGATTAATGACACCAACTCCAGTAGCCTATGCTGGTGCTTTTGGTATTACCGATGGTGCAACAGGCGATCAAATTATTCAGCAAGGTGCAGAGCAAGGTTTTGTTTCGCTAGATAGTATCCAAAAAGATGCTGATGATTATTTAGAAAATTTAATATTTGAGTCTCAGGAAGTCTAAAAATTTTTTTAACATTATCCCAGAGGGAAAGTAAATGATTACAACAGGATTAGGAATAGATCTTAGTGGAATAGATCCTAATTTATTAATGGGGAATAACCAAACAGCTAATGCTGTCTCTTCTTCTGGTGGATCTTTAATAAATAATGATGCTGGTGTTGGTCCTGATGATGCTGTGCAAGCCGATGGAGAAACAATAGATGCTAATTCAACTGTTAAAACAACTGGTATTGACACCACTTTACTCTCTACTGTTTCAGGTGAGACAACTGATAACACTACTCAAATTACTAGTGCTGATGG